GCAAGGCATAGGTTTTACCAGTAATGGGGAACCTATGTCTAACGAGAAGCAACTCTAATTTGAACGAGGCTAAAAAAAGCATTGACCTTACAATTAGTTCACATGATAAAACTATCACATGAATAAGAAAACTGATAAGAAAACTGCTCTACTGGATGTAGAAATAATCCTATACAGACATGCTGCTAAAGCAGAAGCTGAAGGAACAAACCTTCTCACATTAAAATCAATGTGTAGGCAAGCTATCGATCAATGTGTAATGGGATGCAAGGCTTCTGAGTTTTACCTCGTAGTATCAGGTCGTAATAACTTTCGCAAGACACTCTACCCCAACTATAAAGGTAACAGGGGAGCAAAGCCGCCATTATATACTCCATTGAGCGAAGCCATGAAAGAGATGTATGCGGAGCGGTGGTATCAGCATGACCAGTTAGAAGCTGATGATTTACTAGGCATAATATCTACCAATGGAAAGGTAGAGAAGCCCATTATATGCAGCATAGATAAGGATATGCTTTCTGTTCCTGGGTGGCACTACAACTGGGATAAAGATGACTGGCCTACCCATGTAAGCCAAGAGGAGGCAGATTACAACTGGCTTGTGCAACTACTCATGGGAGATAGCACCGATTGCATTGAAGGCATGAAGGGCATCGGCAAGGTGAAAGCAGAGAAACTAATTAAGAAATATAGGAACCCAGAGCTTAGTGTTCCAGAGCAAGCCAAATATATTTATGAAAAAGAAAATTTTTCTCTTGACCAGTATTACGCCTGTTTGAATACTGTCACAATCTGGAGGAAACCATTACCGGAAGCACTCCTAGATAACGAACTAATCACAGAAATAGTAAAAACCATACCAACACTAGAATAACATGGATATAAAACAAGAAAACATCGAGCGCATACAAACGCGCATAGATATGATACGCCAAGAGTCACGCGCTCTTTCCTACCGCATTGAGAGAATGACTGAGCAGCGCAAGGCTCTGTCGCAAGAGAAGAATGATCTCAAGGACAAACTAGAGGTTGTCAGTTCGATACCTACCAGAGAACTTATTGAGGGAACCAAAGATGCCCTTGCCAACCTAACAATCAGAGGATAATACTATGGAAATAAGCATAATATGGTCTACAGAGGATGTGCTACATCAAGCAAAGCAGAAGGATGTAAAGCTTACCGAAGATGAAGCCAATGAAATACTGCTGCAAATGGAGCGTAAGCACGATGCTGACATTGGAATTAGTTGGGAAACTATTGATGTCTACATAGATGATCTTGTGGATGCAAGAGACTACTCATACTAGGCCAATGAACGACTCAAATAACTCACTTAGCACATGGAAAGCTATGGTTCACGACCATAGCACATGGAAAGCTATGAAAATAAGGAACAAGTTTGAGAGATGGGACGATAATTTTGTTGACATCAAAGACATGGAGCCTAAAGAACTATGTGAATATTACTTATCGACTAAAAAAATAATAAAAAACCATAAACCAAATAATAATATGAAAATAGAAGTAAGCACCAAAGAAATTGACCCACACACAGAAGTGTTTGCCCTAGATGTAGACGAGGCATCATTGCAGCGTTTGCAATACGGGGAAGTTGGTAGCCCTCATCCCTACGTTAAGGTGTCCGATGTCACCGAAGCTTTGCAACCCAAGGCTCCACGTAGCGACAGCGATCTCTTAGATTTAATAGATAACCAAGGCTACACCTACTGCTTCTTTGCCTCCGAGGGAGAAGTTACAAAGAACAAGCATAGGTGCGTTGCCATCTATTCCCCTACCGGTCAACAACTTACAGGGGTTGCAGAAGGATTTGAAACTGTCAGAGAAGCTCTTGGCTATGTCCTAGACATGGAAGAACAATCATAGAAAGGATACAATGTGGATACTACCAAAGCAATTACACATCTCAGCCTATGCTCAGGATACGAAGGAATTGGGCTTGGACTTAGAAGCGTTCTGCCAAACCTGCGAGAAATCGCTTACGTGGAGAGGGAAGGATTCTGTGTCGCGAACCTGGTTGCAAAGATGGAAGCGGGAAAACTGGATGCAGCACCTGTCTTCACGGATGTTAAAACCTTCCCTTACGGAAAGTTTCTTGGAAAAGTATCTATCCTCTCTGGAGGATTCCCGTGTCAGCCATTCAGTGCTGCTGGAAAGCGTCAAGCTACTGAAGACCCCAGACACCTCTTCCCCTACATCGCAGACGGAATTAGAGAGTGCCAACCTAGAATTGTTTTCCTCGAAAACGTACAAGGAATCCTCTCCTGCAAGACAGCCGACGGAGAACCCGTTCTCCAATATGTCCTCAGAGAGTTGGAAGGAATGGGTTATCGAGCAACGGCAGGAATATTCTCAGCGGAAGAAGTCGGCGCACCTCATCAGAGAAAGCGAGTCTTCATCATGGCCTACTCCAACGATTGCGGAAGTGTCAGGGGGGATGAGATTGGATCAGATAAAGTCTGGCAAGTGGCACAACATCCAACTCAGAGAAAAGATAGCCCTATTGGAAGAGGAGAAACAGGACAACTGGCCGACAGCAACGGCAAGGGACTGGAAGGGGTGCGGCAACGCAATTACTCGCAAGGACGGGAAGCATCGGATAGACAACTTAGAAGCGGTGATCAAATATGGCCATCCAGACCGGGTAAACCCCAATACGAATGGGAAGAGCCAAGAGTCGTGGCCGACTCCAAGAGCCAACAAGGTTCATCCAGAGATAACGGAGCAGAACCGCGAGCATCTAGCCAACCGGAAGAAAGCCAATCTGGAGGAGGACATAGCGGGTCATTGCGGGAAAGCAACGGGCAAGCTGAATCCAAACTGGGTCGAGCATCTAATGGGTCTACCAGCAGGGTGGACAGACTTAGGCTCTTGGGAAACGGAGTAGTCCCTCAAACTGCCGCTAAAGCATTTGTAACATTAATTAATAGACTCGTTTGAAAGTTGAGAAGCCATACAACTCAGGTCAATGGACTAAGGCTCGTTACAGGAGCTTTATCATGTCTGCACTACGCCGTGCTCAATGGCCTGTTAAGTATGAAGCTATCCGATCTGCCTTTGTCCGTGATGGTGTGAACCCCGCAACAGGGCGCAAGTGTAAGCTGCACAAGTGCTCTGCTTGCGGGGAACTATTCCCTGCTAAGGACATGAGAGCAGATCACATTGACCCCATCGTCCCGGTCACTGGCTTTGACAACTGGGATGCGCTCATAGGCAGACTGTTCTGTGAAATAGGTGGGTTCCAGGCTATCTGCGTGGAGTGTCATTCAGTCAAGACTAAAGCCGAGAATGCAGAGCGAAAAAAGAACAAACAGGTGAACAAATAATCACCATACACTAAAATTTAAATATCATTGAATATCAACGATTTGTAAAATAATTAAAAAAAAGTATTGATTTATTTTTTCGGTCTGTCATAACATTAAATCATCGCACGTCTGCGACACATAAAAACACACACACCAATAATATATAAAATGAAAATTAAAATCACATACACAAACGGCATGCCTTGGCAATCCAAAGAACTCTACAAAGAGCTTACTGCAACGTCTGAAGGAGAGACCAAAGATAAGGCTCTTAACAACTTCTACATGAGTCCTGAAGGCAAGCTCTCTAAGACCATCTTAAAGACAGAAACAGTCTAATCACTAACTAATAATATTATGTCTAGAACTAAACCAAGATCAACAGGGTCTTTAAACCCTGCTACCAAGTTCCTTCAATGGAACACACAAGCTTCCGCATGGGAGTTTTACGATAAAGAAGCCCAAGAGTCTAAAACATTACCACAAGACACAGGGTTCATTGTCCTCGATCAACTCAGCACCGCCAAGGGCTGGGACGATAGAAATAACAGTGCAATTTGGGCTAATGAAGTGTATGCTCCAGGAGATAAACTTACTCTCCGCAACAAGGACGGCATAGTTGCCATAGGCACTTGGGCTGAATTGAAGAACAACGTGCAAGGCGTAAAGTTCAGCAAGTCTGTCTACGCTATGGCTAAGGTTGGCGAGGGCTACGAGCTTGTTAACTTTCAACTTAAGGGCTGTGCTAGTAGAGAATGGTTTGAATTTGAAAAAAGGATTGGTGGCTCCAATAAATTAGAAGGAGACGTTGTTGTAGCAGTTACCGAGGCTGTTGAAGAACGAAAAGGTACGGTCAAGTACATCAAACCAATTTTTAACATTGTATCCAACACACTATCCGATGAGGCTGCTCTCCAAGCAGACAAGATGGATGGAACATTACAGGAATATTTATCCTCCTACCTAAAGGTAGAGAAGCCCACCGAGGACGAGGACGAGGAAGAGGAAGAGAGTGAGCCAGAGATTGCTTACTCGGAGCCTGAAGTCATTGCCAACCCTTTCTAGGCATATGGGGCTAGCCCTTCTCCTCCGGGGGAGGGGCTTTATTTTATAATGGTTAAAAAGACTAACCCCAAGGATGCTTGTGGCATAAAGAAAGTGCCGCTATCAGGTATGCCAGCCAACGTGCTACTTGAAGCAGGGCTTGTGAAGCTACACGGAGACTTGAAGTATGGCAGGTTCAACTGGCGTGAAGCAGGTGTCAGAGGCTCCGTATACTATGATGCTGCCTTCCGTCACCTAGCCGCCTGGTATGAAGGAGAGAACGAAGACCCAGACTCTGGGCTACATCACATCTCTCATGCCATAACAGGTCTTGCCGTCCTAAGAGACTCAATAATGAGGGGCAACTGGATCGATGATAGACCAGAACCTACTCCCAACATCGTATCAGAACTAAACAAAAAAGCTATTAAAATTATAGAAAAGAATGGATCAACCTCATAACTTAGAAGCAGAAGAGGCGTTGCTGGCCTGTTG